CGCTGTTCTTCGTTCATATCTTCGCAATAGAGTAGAACGAAATCAGAATCGCGAACATCTTCGAAACAAAGAGTCCAAAGCTGATCCTTGTGATTCTGNACGATATCACAATCGTCAGTTAAATCTATCCAACGAGCCTTAACAGGAAAGCCGAGAGTGTCTCTCAGGTTTTGNAATTTTGTNTGATGCCANACNTTNCCAGCNGTGTAAAAAGTTGTANTCATGGTTTTATTCCTTTTCAATGTTTCTTTCTTATATATTATATATAAGCATTGTTAGCCTAAAAATCAAGGGGCAAAGTGAAAATAGTTTTGTTTGTTTTCAATGGGTTATCATTTTTATTTGTCAACGAAATCAATGAGTTAGGGCAAAACGGCCGGCGCCTGCTAACCCCTTGTAATGGTTAGCAGAAACGGGGATTAGATCAATCCATAGAAGATTGATCCAATTAGATAATAAAGATAGGTAGTAAAAGCAGCCCAAATAGCTGTAGCTTTTGGATATAAAGTCCAGCTCAGTTTTAAGTGTTCCATAATGCTTTCTCCCTTGCATAGTTAATATTTCTAATGTAATGAGGTCTAAGACCAACCCAATAGTCGATGCCTGCAATCTTATTTTTTTGCTTAGTCCAAGATTGCCAGTCGCGCATCTTGGCTAAATCAGCAGGGATTTCTTCCCAATGCGTGATGCCTTGCGCTTTAAGAATATTCTTTGAGCGTGCAAAAAGATTTTCAAAGGTGATAGGGGTCATTATGAAAGTTCCTTATAGTCAATGAGAGCGAAAAGAAAACCGATGATCGTCCAGCAAACAGTTAAGACGCCAACGCTAGCGGCAGAGCCAGCAAACCAGAAACCGATATTGCTAGGATGTATTTCACCCATAAGAAGAATGCCTGCTGTAAGAAGAATAAGACCAGCGATACAAAGAACGCCAAAGATAACCATTTTGCATTTAGCTTGTTTGCGATAGTTGATAAACATTTCAAGTTAGCCTCCAAAAATTTCGTCAAATGATTGACCGAACAAAAAGTTGTTTTTAACTTCCTGTTCCATTGCAGCAAGTTCCTCAGCAGACATTTCGCGAGTCATTGCTTCCATTTCTTTTTCTAGCATTTCTAAATCAAAGTCCATTTTATTTCCTTTCATTATCTTATATATTATATATAAGCCTTTTAGTCGCATAAATCAAGGGGTAAAGTGAAAATAGTTTCTAATGAAATCAATGAGTTATCATTTTTATTTGTTAATGTTTTCAAGGGGTTAAGCAACCTTTTCAGCAATTTTTTCTGGATGAATAACAGCAATTCCAAGCTTGCGAAGCGAAGTGCGAACTGAAGCTGCATCGTCAAACATAACCTTGTTTGCTTTTGCAAATTGCTTTAGCGACAAAAAGCTTTTAAGCTGTTTCGCTTTTAATTCGCCGTCTGGCGTATTGTTGCCAGCTGGTCTAGAGATAATCTTATCAGGACAGATGCCCTCATTCTGTAAAAATTCGAAGTCTGCGTCTGACATTAGTCTAGCAGTGCAAACCAGAACGTAGTCACCTGCCTTTTGGCGGCGTCTAACTTGTGTTGCTAATGGTAAAACCTTATCAGCAAAAATCTTTTCAGCTGTAGCGTTTTCAATCCATTTAGCAAGATTTAATGTTCCATCTGACAAAGTAGCTTGACGATGCGAGCTGTCGATAATGGTTCCGTCTAGGTCAAAGATTGTAATATTTTTAATCATGTTTGTTTCTCCTTATATATTATATATAAGCATTGTTGCCGCATAAATCAAGGGGTAAAGTGAAAATAGTTTCCAATGAAATCAATGAGTTATCATTTTTATTTATCAACGATATCAACGGCTTAGGCCTTTAAGCCGTTGATGTAAGCGCGGAAAGCCATGCGACCGCGCCGCCATTTGGCAACCGAACCGCTCGGCTTTGATGGGTCCAGCTTAGGTGTCTGAACCGCGCCCTTGATTTGTGTATTGCAAACATAGCAAAGAACCTGCAAGTTCTCAATTTCGTCAGACCCGCCCTTAGACTGCGGGATAACATGGTCGATCTGTAAAGCTTCGGTGTCGGTGCAACCGCAAGCTGCGCAGCAAGTGTTATATTCTGCTAGAACCTGTTTGCGAACCTTGTTTGATTTGATGTTGGCCATGTGTCTTCCTCCGTTGTTGATAATTATTTATAGCAACCCTTCGCCAGCAAGTAAACCCCTAAAGTGAAAAAAGTTTCCAATAAAATCAGTGACTTATCATTTTTATTTGTCAATGTTTTCAATGGGTTAGCCGCAAGCGGCCGGGACAGTCTAGGGTAATAATGTTGCGTAGGGGGGCGGTTAGTTGGACTATTGTTGCGTCCACCCTGTAGCGCACCTCTACACGGCCTCGAACTGGGAAAATTTGAAAAACAGGGTTAGTTCTTGACATCCCTTAAAGGGAATAGTATTATAGACTTAAGTTTGAATTGTACTCCCTGTGCGATCCAAAAATTTTTTTAGGGGAGAAATTTGGTTTAATGAGGTATTTAGGTTTATTTAGTGGACTTATTATAATCCTTAGCTGGTGTTCTCCTAGCTACGCTGTTGAAACACGTTCAAAACCAATTCAATGTGGGTCTGAAAAAACACTTTGGCCTGTTATTAATAGCGCAGGTGAAAAAGCTTTAATCGGTGGTTTTAGCAATATAACAACTAGTACAGGTGCTAAAGAAGTACTACCTGTATACTTGTTTGCAAATACTCAGACTAAAACTTGGACTATAATTGAATTTCATCTTCAATCTGAAGAGGTATGTATTTTAGGTTTTGGGCACGGGCTTGACTTTGATGTTGCAAAATATTTTGAGAAAAAAGAAGAACTATAAATGGCAGAAAAATTTAGATACGGTCCTTTAGTTTTTAATCATTTATCAGACGATGATGAATCAGGTAACTTTTGGTGGGCAGGCAACCCTCCGGTTGCATATGAAAAACCTACAGGTGTTTATCGTATACCTATAGATGAATACGGTAATCAGTGTTTACCAGGTGAGTGCATCTTACATCCAAATTGTCGCGTAGAAGAATGGGAAACGTTTGAACCATTCAAGGTTCCTTCTTTATCATGGTGTAAAGAGTGGTTTGCTGATAATTTCCTAGTAGTTTCAGACTATGATGTTTGTAGGTATATTATTCGTTGGGTTGGGTATAATTATACACGAACCGTGTCGGATAAGGCTTTTTTTGATTGGAAGCGAGGAAAATCGGTAGATGACATGATAGGTGAGATATGGCCCGACGTACAGATATAATTGAAGCTTTAGTAGGTCATTTAGGTACGAACACTGATGTACATGCTAATAACGTGTATCGTACTTATAAGTATATGCACGATCTCAATGATTTTCCAGCTATTACTTTCATTCCAAACAGAGAAGAGCGAGATCACTTTGGGGCAGGACAGGTACACGGCATCATCTCTATCCAACTCCGTTGCTACGTCTATGACGGAGATACCGCAGATATTGCAGATGAGTGTGAACGACTTGCAGATCAAATTGAAGCAGCTGTTGATACTTTTGCTCCCACTTATAGACAGTATGAAGTGGAAGAGGCACGCGTTGTCTCACTGCGTACAGATGATGGACTTATGATACCTTATGGAGTAGCTGATTTACAAATTTCTATTCTATACAGACTGGAGAACTTTTAATGGCTAACAACACAACAATAACAACAACAGTTGATGCACTAAACCGCAGCTTAGAGGCTCCGCCTCTTGACCCGGTTATGCTGGCGCTCGCTAACGATTACTTATCCGGCAAGGCGATAGATGAATTAGCAGATGAATATGGAATTTCCGAAGATCGGGTGACTTCTGTGATTGAGAAGAAAGAGGTGAAGAACTATATTGATTCAGTTTTCGCCACGCAAGGATATCTTAATCGAATTAAGCGCATCAATCTCATCAACTCTGTGATCGATCAAAAGATACAAGAGGCTGTGGAAACAGGTATCTACTCTAAGAAAGATTTACTGGACTGGATGAAGCATCTACAAGAAGTGGAAACATCACTCAAGCCTAAGACAACAGGTCCCCAAGTTGCCGTACAGATTAATAACTACGACAAGCTTATGCGGGATCTCATGGAATGAGCAATCGTGGGGTTAGAGTGGAAAATCTGGTTGACCCTAGTCTTGATTGGGATTGCTCTCCTCCCGTGGATGTTGAGGATCAATCTTATCTCTCTATGTGGATAACCGAATTCGTCGACCTTCACGTTCGACATGAAAAGATGAGTATTCCATGGACCGAGAGAGAAAAAAATTTGCGAGCGCTTCGCGCTCGGTTTGAAAACGATGGATGACACACCCCGCGCATAAAATTGCATTGGACAGTCGGTCCAACTTACAGCATAATTAGACTAAAGGAGATAAGATGAGTAAACAACCACGTGATGATGGCAACGATCCAATTCCTGTGTTAGCCTTACGACCTAACAGAGGATTGCAAGTTCCTTTTACCGCTTCATCTAACACTTCTCCACAAATTTCAAATTCAGTACGTGTTGTAACTCTTTTTTCAACTCAAGACTGTTTTGTTGAAGTTGGCGGTTCTGGAGTTGAAGCTAACACATCAAACTCTCATTTTTTATCTGGTTCTATTCCTTATGACATTTCGTTAGGAGCAGAGACTAATCCTGCAGATAATGATAAGTATGTAGCGGTCATTCAGGCACAAACAGCAGGAACGCTTTACATCTCTGAGAGAGACTAATGCCACTAGGTATTTCTCGCCTAGTTTTATCAACTTCGGCTATTAGACGATTCTTCGCTGCAGAAGACGCAGTTGACGCTGACTATCTTCTTACTCAAGCAGAAGATTTTCTCATCACTGAACGTGGCGAGCTAATTTTAGGCAATCAGAGTGACTTTGTATCGGGCGACTTTACAGACGCTGACATCTCAGGCATCTTAACACAAGCTGGTACAAGCTTGATTACACAAGACGGTAAGTTTCTTGGAACTGAACAGTTATTTGCAACTGCTTCTCTTGAAGAAGGCAATGTGTTAATTACTCAAGCTCGCGACATTATAATCACACAAGACGGCTTAGAAATTGTCACCGAGGTTGAGGCTGATTTTGATGTATTGCTCACTCAAGACGGAAATTCTATAATAACTCAAAGCCTGAATAAACTAGCCTTATAATAAATTCTAGTTGGACAACTAGATTTAAACATGTGACAATGCCTTTACCAGTATAAAATTTCCGAGGAGCTTTAATGGCAAACGTAAAAATTACCGAACTTACCGAACTCGCCGCTGTTGACCTAGCCGACGGTGATGTTCTTCCCATTGTTGATGTAGGCGCTGATACAACTAAAAAAGTCACAATCGCATCCGTAAGAACTATTTCGGATTCAAACGATTTTGTTACCTATACTCAGCTAAACGCTAACATTGATGTTGTATCTGGTAATGTAGACGCTGTTGAAGCAAATGTTGCATCAATTGTAGATACAGGCGGGCATACAGTTACTTTTTCTGGAAATGTGATTCCTTCAGCTGATGGTGTTTATGATTTAGGCTCTGCTTCTGCAAAGTGGAAAGATCTTCACTTAACAGGAGCATCAATTAAACTTGGTGGAATTACAATCTCTGATCTAGGTAATGAAGGTATTTCTATTACTGGTGCTTCAGGTGAACAGGCTAATGTTGTCACTCCACAGCTCGGTGGTGCTGCTAACGTATCTGCTAATATTGCTACACTAGAAGCCAACGTTGCTAGCACTGATACTCGTTTAGGCGCGAATATTACTCTCCTTACTAACGAAGATACAGCTTTACAAGCTAGAATAGCTGCTAATACTCTTGTAGCAGCCTCAAATGACTTTATAACCTTTACTCGTCTCCAAGCAAATATTGATCTAGTACAAGACAATGTTGCTACTGTGTCCGTAGGCACTGCATCTGATACAGAAACTCGTCTAAATGCTAACCTTGATATCGTTCAAGATAACGTAGCTGCTATCTCTGTCACTTTAGGAATACGTGGGGATGGTGGTACAAATGATGATGTAACGGTAGGTACCGAAGAACTTGTATTTTTAGGCGACACAGGAATTACTACCACAGTTTCTTCTAACACAGTTACAATTGATTTAGATGATACAGCTGTTAGTCCTGGTTTGTATGGTGGTGTGTCTGGTGGTGTTACAAACGTAGCTGCAGTTACTATTGATGCAACTGGACGTATTACTAACGCATCTAATGTTTCTGTTGTAACAAACTTAGACACTCTCCAAGATAATATTAATGTTTTAGACGGTAATGCTGATGCTATCGCTGCTGACGTAACAGCTTTAGAGACTCGTCGTTCAGATAACACCTTCTTTGTTTATAATAATTCTATACACGCTAATGTAGAAATTACTGCTGCTAACCTACTCTCTTCTGCAAACAATACTTTTAGTCTTGGCGCTCCTGATAAGCAGTGGAAAGATGTTTATATTGGTCCAGGTTCTTTATATGTTAATAATAAACAGGTTATTCAAGATGACTCTGGTACTATTACTATTAAAACTGATGTGAACGAAGATCTTAAAATTGAAACATCTGGTACAGGCTCTTTAACACTTTCAACTGGTGGAGGCACTGGAGCTATTATTTTAAGTGGTTCAGTTGGGGTTGCTTCTGGTTCTATTTCAATTGATGATCCAATTAATATGAACACAAATAGAATTACAGGACTAGCCGCACCTGCTGCTGGGACTGATGCTGTAAGACAAACAGATTTAGACGAAGTTCAGGGTAATCTATCATCAACTGTTACAACTGTAGACGCTTTTGGTACTTATGCTAATACTAATTTTGATACAAAAGCTAACGCTTCTTCTACATACACTTCTTTAAACACTGATATTACAGCCATTGAAACAAGACGAGTTGCAAATGTTGCTGGAGCAATTTCGTCTGTACTTACTTCTGACCTCACAATTTCAAGAGCTCTTGCTTCTGATGGTTCTGGGAAGATTGCAGTATCTGATATTACATCTACAGAGTTAGGCTATCTTGACGGTGTTACTTCTGCAATTCAAACACAGCTAGACGCCATTGAATCAAGACGTTCAGCTAATAATATAACAACCACCTTCTCTGATGATGTAACTATAACAGGCAATCTTACTATAAATGGAGCTACTACCACAGTTTCTTCTACAAATATGCTAGTTGAAGACGCATTAATTGAGCTTCAGAATGGGTTAACAGGATCAAATTCTAACGATGTAGGTGTGATTTTTGAACGCGGCACTACTGGTGATAATGGTATGTTCTTCTGGGATGAAAGTGAAGATGAATTTGCTTTTGCAACAGGTACGGAAACCGGAGCTAGTACAGGGTCACTTACTATTGCTAATTATGCAGACATCGCTGTAAAAAATATTACTGTTAGTGGTACTGTTGATGGTATCGATATCGCAACTAATGCTGCTGCCTTGGCCACAGAGGATGCAGCTCTTGAAACAAGACGTGCTTCTAATATTGCTGGTGCAGTTTCGACAATTACTACAGGCAACTTAACAGCTTCTCGTGCCTTAGCCTCTGATGGCTCTGGTAAGGTTGCTGTATCAGCAGTTACTGCTACAGAACTTGGATACTTAGATGGCGTGACAAGCGCTATTCAAACTCAGATTGACTCTAAACAAGCTACTATAACAGGAGCTGCTACCACAATTGACGATACTAACCTCACAGCGTCTAGGGCTGTAGTATCAGACGGATCGGGCAAAATCGCAGTTTCGGCTGTTACTTCTACAGAACTTGGATATCTTGATGGCGTGACAAGTGCTATTCAAACTCAAATTGATTCTAAACAAGCTACTATCACTGGTGCTGCTACAACAATTGATGATACTAACCTCACAGCATCTCGTGCTGTAGTATCCGATGGGTCTGGGAAGGTTGCAGTTTCGGCTGTTACTTCTACAGAACTTGGATATCTTGATGGCGTCTCTTCAGCGATTCAAACCCAGTTAGACGCAAAAGGCACTACTACAGAAGATGCTGCTATCGAGGCAAGAAGAACAGCTAATATAGCTGGAGCTGTATCTACCATTACAACAAGTGATCTTACAACATCCCGTGCTTTAGCATCAGATGGATCGGGTAAAGTAGCTGTATCAGCTGTTACCGCTACAGAACTTGGATACTTAGATGGCGTGACAAGCGCTATTCAGACTCAACTTGACGCTAAACTTGCTTCTGCAAGCTATACTGCTTCTGATGTATTAACAAAGCTACTGACAGTAGATGGAACAGGCTCCTCTCTTGATGCAGATTTACTTGATGGTCAACACGCTAACTACTATGCAGTTGAAACTACCCGTGCATCAAATGCTGCAGAACTAGCTTCTGGCGTTGCATCAGCAGTTGCAGGTTCTGGTATCACTTCGTTCTCATTTGAAGATGGTGGTGCTGGTACTTCAGTTGAGATGGGTGATGGTCAGAGAGTTAAATTTAATGAAGGCGGTGGTATCGATATTACCTTTACTGATACCTCTCCAGGTTCTGTTGCAGACCCTTATGATTTAACATTCACAATTGAAGCTTCTGTTATCGCAGGTGATGGTTTAACTGGTGGCGGTGTTTTAAGCGCTGATAGAACACTTAACATTGGAGCTGGAACAGGTGTGACAGTAAATGCAAATGATATTGCTATTGGGCAGGATGTCGGTACAGGCGATTCTCCGACTTTTGCTGGATTAACAGTCACAACATTCGATTTAGGGGCACTCTCGTAAATATATTTTGACCATAGGTTAAAATTATGTTAGAAAGGTTATTATGAGTACAAAAGTTTCACCATTTATGGGCGGTCTCGGCCTAGATGCTAGGGGCATATTTGAAGTAGAAGCCAACTCTACTGTTACTATAGGTAGCGGTAGCGGTAACGTAGTTGTAGGCACAATTACAGCAACTGAATTTAATGGTCTAAACCCGAACTCAATTGCGCAGAATGATACCGTGATTTCTATTATAGATCCAGCGGTATCTATTATATCTAACGGTTTAGAATATCTCACTATAGATAAAACTCAAGGAGTTGAGTCTCAATTTATAGGTAATGTGTCAATAGGAACTAATGCTTCAAACACATTTTCAATTACAGGCAAATTCGATTTAGGAACACTTTAAGGAGTAAAGCATGGCTACACAGCTACAATTTAGACGAGGAACCTCAGCTCAAAACAACTCTTACACAGGGCTTGCAGGTGAGATTTCTCTTGATACGGATACAAATAATATAAGAATTCATGATGGTTCTACTGGAGGCGGTGCTGAGCTTATTCCTTCAGGTACGATTGTTGCGTATGGCGCAGCCTCGGCTCCTACTGGTTGGCTTCTTTGTGATGATTCTGCTGTTTCTCGCACAACCTATGCTCGTCTATTTGCTGTAATTGGTACTGGGTATGGAACTGGTGACGGTTCTACTACTTTTAATGTTCCTGATCTAAGAGATAAAGTTCCTCTGGGTAAGGGTACAAACAATAGTACTCTTGGCACTACTACTAGTTCTGCTGCTGCTTCTTCCGTCTTAAACTCTGCATCTAAATCAGGGGTTACTACTGGAGCTAGCAATACTGGAACTGCAAATACTGGAACTGGAAATACCGGAACTGGAAATACTGGAACTGGAACTTCAGGAGGCACAGCAGTCACTATTACAGGATCTACTGCTAATGCTACTTCTACCACAGTTGCTGGTAACACAGGTAATGCTACTGCTACAACATCTGCCAGTAACACAGGTTCTGGTACTACCGGTAATGCTACTTCTACAACTGGTACTGGTAATACAGGTAATGCTACTTCTACAACTGGTACTGGTAATACAGGTTCTGCAGGTCCTGCCTTAACTTTAACTGTTGCTAACAGAAATGATACTCTTGGCGCAGGAACTAAAGACGTAACACAAATTGGTATAGTAACCGGCGGTAGTGTAGCTGCACACACACACTCAATTCCTGCTTTAACTGTAGCTGCCCACGCTCACTCAATCCCCTCTTTGACAGTTGCAGCACACTCTCACTCAGTTCCTGCTTTAACTATCCCGTCTTTAAGTGTGTCTGCCCATGCTCACGCAGTTCCTGCTTTAACTGTAGCTGCCCACGCTCACGGTGTAGGAAACTTAGCTGGAGGTAGTCATACACACACGGTACCTGCACTGGCAGTCCCATCACTTTCAATACCTGCACTTTCAATACCTGCACTTTCTATACCTGCACTGACAGTTGACGCTTTTAGTGTTGCTACTACACTACCAACAGAAGTAGTGAACTATATAATTAAAATTTAAGGTGTACCGATGAATGACGTTCGTGAACTAGATCAAATACAAATTGAAATTGAACGTCTTCATGAACGTTCACAAAATAATAAAGCAGAAATTCAGTCACACGAAGCTGTTTGTGAAGAACGCTATCTACACATTGTTAAAATGTTTGAACGCATGGAAACACAAATGTGTAAAATGGATAGAGAAATAGAACAGATTCGTGAATTAGCTACTACTGGACGAGCTTCTCTAAAAACTCTTTTATGGGTAGGCGGTGTTTCAGTAACAATAATTTCTGTTGTTTCAATGATTTTTAATGTATTTCCACGATGAGTGATAAATTTTTTCGTATCAAAATCCAACGTCTTTTAGACAAACTTCCTACTCCTGTACAATTTAATGAATCACAGTGGGCGATGGTTGAGAACCTTGACTCTCACCGTTTTTGTGTTCATATTGCAGCTCGTCGTACTGGCAAGTCATATGCTGCTGCTATTCTTGCTTTTGCTAAATTATTAGAACCTGGACAACAAGTAATGGTTGTTGCTCCTAACTTTTCTCTATCGTCAATTATTTGGGATTATGTAGGCGACCTTATTAAGCAACTTGAGATAGAAGTTGACCGCTACAATCAAAAAGATAAAGTTATAAAGCTGATTAACGGTTCTATTTTTAGATTACTCTCAGCTAATAACCGTGATTCGCTTGTAGGTCGAGCTGCAAATCTTTTGATCGTAGACGAGGCCGCAATTATTCCTAACGAAGAATACTATACTCGTGATTTACGACCAGCACTTTCAACCTTTACTGATTCTCGCTGCTTGTGGATTTCTACTCCTCGTGGTAAAGGTAACTATCTCTATGAGTATTACTTACGCGGAGAAGACCCAGAATATCCAGAATGGGCTTCTTCAATCCACACTTGGAGATCTAATCCTAGACTTTCAGAAAAAGATGTTGAAGAAGCTAAAAAGTCAATTACTAGAGCTCTTTATTTACAAGAGTATGAATGTGAGTGGACAACTACAGAAGCGCAGATTTACGTAGATTTAGATGAAGACAAGCATATTGGAGACTTTGTAGGCGAACGTTTTTCAGAAGTTATTGCAGGTCTAGACGTTGGATATCGTGATGAGAATGTATTTGTCGTTATAGGTACAGATGGTGATAATTACTTTATCATAGATGAATTTATATCAAAAGAATCAACTACATCTGAACTAGCTGCAGCAATTGCAGAAAAAATAGATGAGTGGTCGATTGATACTATTTATATTGATTCTGCAGCTCAACAAGTAAAAGCAGATTTTGCATACGATTATGATATTTACTGCGAGAACGCTATTAAATCTGTAAACGACGGTATAAACTCTGTACAAGTTTTAATTCAGCAAGATCGACTTTTCTTTGATACTGAAGGTGCGAGACACACTTTCTCTGCAATGGCAGCATACAAATGGAATCCTAATACAGAAACTCCTAAAGCTATTCACGATTGGGCTTCTCACCCATGTGATGCTGTTAGATACGCAATATACACACATCAAAAAATGAGCAACATTTCAATTTATGCTTAGAATTATACTATTAAACTATAAAAGACCAGAAAACGTAAAAGCGATTTGTGACTCTTTATGTAAAAATTTTAAAATCACTGTTATAAACAATAATCCAACTCAACCATTCAGTCATCCTAAGGCTGATGTAATAAATAATACAAAAAATAAGTATTGTATTGAACGTTGGGTTCGTTGTTTTCAATATTCAGAAGAGTATAAGTTAATTTTAGATGATGATTTACTGCCTCATCCCTTACTAATAAAAAAGATGTATGATATGCAACAAGATATCATTGGAATTTATGGTAAATACGGAGTTAAAAAAGCAAAAAACTATAAACAACTCAAAGATTCTTGGTGTGTAAATAAACAGGTAGACTTTTTAGTAGGCTCCGTCATAATGGTAAAACAATCTTGTCTTGATAGAGTTAAATCTGATATATTAGGTGCTACTAGTATGATTAGGGGTGATGACATTTTAATTAGTTACTTAATTAGAAAACATTTTAATCATCAATACCTAAATACTATATCTGGAAAAGTTCTTAGTTTAGATGAAGGCGATGTAGGTTTAAACAAACACCCCGATCATTTTTCAAAACGATGGGAGGTCCTTCAAGATTGTCTGACTTAAAAAGATTTCCAATCAAATATATAAGAGATTATATTAAAAAAGACTACAAACTTCGTGATGAATGTTATATATGCGGTTCTATTGAGAATTTAGAGCTTCATCACCTCTATTCTGTTAGTCAGTTATTTAATGACTGGTGTACACGTAATAAGATTACTGAAATTGATACTGTTGAAAAAATTACTTCCCTTCGTGAAGAATTTGCAGTAGACTGTAAAGAAAGTTTAGACCATCACAACTTATTCACATTATGTAAATCTCATCACCAGAGGTTACACGCAATTTATGGGCAACGATACTCTAATCATTTAACTTTAAAAATTAAAAATTGGTTAGATATTCAAAAGGAAAAACATGGCAGATAATGATAGACGCGGTTTCAGAGAGTGGGTAGCAGAAAAGCTTAATCCTGCACAACCTTCTATAGCTTCTCTAGAACCCTTCGCATCTCCCGAAACTATTGTAGATTACGAACAGGCGTACAGAGAGATTGAAGTTGTTCATCGCTCTGTAGAAATGGTAATTAACGCTTTGACTGAGATACCCCTTAACATTAGTGGTGGTTCTGCTAAAAAAGTTAATAAACTAATGAATATAAAGCCTAATCCTTTTGAGGATCGTGCTAGGTTATTTAGAAGAGCTTTTTTAGACTTTCATTTAGATGGTAATGCCTTTTTCTACTATGACGGTGAATCTCTCTATGTATTACCAGCTAATGACGTAGAAGTTGTTCCAGATGAACGTGCTTTTGTATCTCATTATAATTATTTAGTTCATAATCAACAAGCTAATGATTTTTATGGTTTTGGTCGTGGAAAACAAACTTCTAAAGCTCAGTCTATTCGTTTTGAGCCTTATGAAATTATTCATGTAATGGCTGAAAATGAATTATCTATTTTTAGAGGCACATCTAAACTTAAACCAATTCTGAATTTAATGGAACTATACTATTATATGATCAAGTTTCAACGTCAGTTCTTTAAAAATAACGCACTTCCTGGTTTTGTTTTAACTACTGATAATATTCTCTCAAAAAGAGTTAAAGAAAGACTTTTAGAATCTTGGAGAGCTTCTTATACTACTATTTTTGATGGAGCTAGAAATCCTGCCATTTTAGATGGTGGATTAAAAATTGATGAGTTTTCTACTAAGTCTTTTGATCAACTTGACTTTGAGAACTCTATCGAAAGAATTCAACAAGATATGGCAAAGGCACTAGGCGTACCTTACGTTTTGTTAAAATCCGGTAATAATGCTAATATCGATGCAAATCAAAAACTATTTTACCTACACACTATTTTACCTATATTAAATCAATTCTGTTCAGCATTTTCTCACTTCTTTAACGGGGGAGTAACTATTACTCCTGATAGACTTAGTGTTCCCGCCCTTCAGCCTGACAACAGGACTCAAGCAGTATACTACTCAACTCTGGTAAATACAGGAATTATCACCCCAAATGAAGCTCGTGAAGGATTAAGATTTCCAAAAATAGAAAATAATGATACCATAAGAATACCACAGAAC